TATGGTATTATTAATTATTTTTATCTCACCAGTACTTGTGTTTGTAATTGCCTGTGAAACTGAATTCACAGAATAATTTCCACCAACTTTATTATATACTTTAATACTAACAATATTCACCACACCATTAGCTGTAAGTATTTCTTTTTGAAGCCTTCCAAGGAAGATATCCTGATTCATTTCATGTATATTGATGTCGAGATAATTTCTAACTATTGATATAACGCTATTTGCGATTTGATTATCTGCGATATTCTCAACATATATGTCAACGTCAAAAGCCAGATTAAATATTCTACCATCTCTGATTTCAACATAATCATTTACCATTCTATATTGACTGAGATATTCAGCTATATTTTCCTTTAATAAGGTATTGCTTGAGTTCGATAATTTACCATCTGCACCAATGTCAAGTATTGGGATAACCACCTTGTTATTTACTTTAAGTGCGTTGGCACGGAAGGGTGAGCCGAACTTCCCGGGCATCTTATATATCTGCACCAGATAATCGGTTAACGTAACATCCCTATATTGTGACGAGAAATTATATTTAATCAATTGTCTTATTTGTTCAACACTTAAACCATCATTACCACCAATTGCAGGAATCGGATTTAAAACCGTCAGACTTCTAACCACATTTTGTCTATAATCCTGACGAGAACCAGTACAAGTTAAATTATAATTACCCATTTGCGTTAGAATCCTTGCACCAATGTTTGAATTACTCCCACCACCTGTGCGATATTTAACAAAAAGCGTATAATTTGCTAATAGTTTCTCACCTAATGCCGTGTTATTCAGAAAGTTCTCAAGGAAATATTTATTGCTGACACCTTCTTTCAAGAAACCTTCTCGGAACGCATTAACATCTGCATCCCCAGAACCAAAAGTTAATTTACAATAACCATTTGCGGTAAATTCTTTTAAAAATTTTTTCGTTACGTCTATCCATGTTCCAGCTACAATTCCATCTGTGTTGTTATTTGGTAACGAACTTTGCATATTTTCCATAAAAATTCTTTGCTGTGCAAGAAAATCAACCTCATAATAGCGAAATCCAGCTTGTTGTGGGTTATTGAAATCTCCAGCATCTGGATTTGTAGTCCAATTAGTTCCTTCCATTAATATAATACTTTCGATTTCCAACACATCTGGGTCAGGCAACGTTATACTAAAAAACGGAACAATATCATTACTTGAAATAACTCTTTTATATATGTTTGACGTGCCATTGAGAACCACTTCTCTCTTAGTGATAGCATAGCTAATAATGACACCATTCGAATCTAAATTAGGAATTATAGAACGATTGGGGTCACCAAGATAACTATATGCCGAACTCCATTGAATATCGTTCTGGGTTTCAAATACTTTACCACCACCAATTACTTGTGCACCAGCATCCAGAGTTGGATAGTAACTGGCATCAGGTCTATCGCCAAGAACGGGAACGAAAACAGTGAAATCCACGACAGTAACACTTGGTCTTTTTGCTGGGATATTAAATCCCATATTCTTGGCAATATTCAGAATACTTGTTCTTTGTTGTGCATATTCAAGTTGGGTTTCTTGAAATACTCTATCAGTATTAATTGCTAAATTATTAGCGACACCTGCATTCAAGTCAATAAGCATTGCACCTACACTCGAATCAGTGAAATCGCTAAGAACTTCAGGATAGGTTTGTTTGATTAGCGCAATCAAATCCGTTCTAATTTCCCCAAATGTTCTGCTGCCGTATCTTATTACGTTTGTTGTTTCTGTTGCCATATTTTTTAAAAGTTTAAGTCTAATTCACCGCTTTCATTAAAAGCATCTTCATTATAACTGAATTTAATATTAACATTTAATTGTGTTTCAGGAATAACTTCTCCATTGTCATCAGTATTCCAATTAAATGTAACTTTATCTATTGTAAGTGCTGGAATATATAATGAAACGGTTCTTTTAATTTCCTGTTCCACATCAACTGCCGTTAAGCTGTCATTAGGTTCAAAAATATACTTCAATAAATTTGTTCCATAATCTGGTTCATAATATCTTTCACCTCTTTGTGTTAGCAATAAAAGGAGTAAATCAGAACTAAAAGCATCTTTAGTTACTCGGCTTAGTTCAAAATATGTATTCGTGCTGACATCATCACGAAGTGGAAATTTAATATTATATGAAACCATTACAATAGATTTTTCTATAAATACTTATAAACAAAAAAATCCCGACAATTAGTTGTCGGGATTTGTCTGAACGTTTCCGAATTATTTATATTGAGCTATATTTGGATTTAATTTGTTCGATTTTTTGATGCAAATCACCAAACATTGAATCTTCTGCCTCGAATTCTTTACTGAATTTTTCATCAAGTTCATCAGTAAAAGACAACATGTCTTCAATACTTAATTTTACCATGTCTTCAATTTCAATTAATGTTGCCAGTTGTTGATTAACAGCGTCTTGCTTCTTGATTTTCTCCATTTCTAATTCGTAATCAGAATTAAGAACAGCAGCTTCTTCTTCAGTAACTGATTCAGCAAATCCACCAGAATCTTTTATCCGTTTATCAAGATTAGCTGCAGCACCACCAGTTGGTGCAACGATATCTGCAAGTTTATCGATTTCAATTATTTTTTTTGCTGCTTCGGAATTAAAATCTCCTTCTTCAACAGACTTTTTTAGGTTTTCTAAAAAATTTGATGCCATAATGTTAAGTTTGATGCACGCCCATTGTCTGCATTTCAATTCCTTCGAATTTCAATACATCATGGGTGTCGTTATAGTTTATTCTTTTAATGTATTTGTTTATTCCGAATCCCATGACTTGACCATATTCATCACGAACAAACGCTTCTTTAATATTGATTATTTCTTTAAAAATATCAGAGTCTTCGTTGAGTTCATTTGTTTTGAACTTCAAAGGTATAAAAAATTCCAATTGTCTGTACTCAAACCCAATCTTTTTTATGTGAAGAAATTCGGATAGTTCCTCAATTTTATTCACAACCTCTGCGTCACGCACAGCATTAATTGGAAATTGAAATTGTTTTGATTTCTTTTCGATATCCAAAACCTCATATTCATCCAGCGTACCTTCTTTTCTTTCAACAACATCCATGACCTTCGCCAAACCGACTTCAATTGGTTTATTGTTGAAGATGTACATGATTTCTAAATCATCGTCTTTTGTACGTCTTTCCTCGAACTCCAGAGCAAGTACTTCACCAAGGGTTTTCCCAGCATGTTTATGGTTTTCATCGAAGAATCCATAGTGTTCATACCGTCTACCATAAGGGTCTTTCATACCGTAACTCGTACCATATTTATCGGCAGCGACTGCCATTTGATGTGGAGTTGCCGTCCTGATAAATTTATCAGCTTTTTTTAGAACTTCATAATATTCCTGAACATACTTTTCATCGGTTTGCCCTGCATAAAATTTCTCAAGCAACTGATTTCTATGACGCATCCTCTGAGTATGATTATTCCTCTCGTTCCCATCATTTGGGTCGGCTCTAAGAATTTCATTTTCAGTATTATACAATGCAATACCAAGTGCAATACCTAATGTATGCAACCTAATATAAATCCATAAAAGTATGTTCTGAAAGAATTTACGCATGTTCTAAAATTTCCTTTTCCGCTTGAAGTTTTTTTACTTCTGCTTTAAGTTTATTTAACTCGGTTTTTTTAGCAAGTATTTTTGATGCCAGAATATCGGCTTTAAATACCATCTTTTCATTATGCTTCATCACCAAATTTTTGAATGTTGAAAACAACTCGTTGTAGTATTCTTTCTGCCAATTCTTTACAGCTTTCCTGTCCTTTTCAATAAGGGTATTGTTTACAATGGCAGATTTTGTAATTGATTTTACCATATCCTTACTGATACAGCTTTTGGTCACATCCTTATCATAATGAAATTCTCTTTTTACAATATTCAGAATTTTTTTATTTTCTTGTTGTTTCTTCTTTTCAGCTTTACTAAGCACAACTGCTTTTTTCTTCGGCTGCTTTTCTTTCGCAACCACTTTTTTCTTTGATTGCTTTTTTTCTTTTTTGTTTTTCTTTTTCATGTTTTCGGTTTTAAACTACTGCTAATGTTTTGACAACTGCTGCCTTATAAAATTCGGCACGCTTTTTAGTTACTGTTGCCAGATTATACTCGTCTTTAAAGTCTTCATATAGCTGCTCACCAAGTTGTTTACGAAGGTCAGCATCTAATATTAGTTTCTTTAAATACTTTTTCCAGTACTTATGTGCATTTTTCTCAGCAGGAATCAATACGCAATTCTCCATATGTTTACCATGAACATTATATGGTGGAATGTCACTACAAACAATTGGAAGTTTACGTGTCCAGCATTCAACTTGCTTCAAGTTTGACTTCATCTTATTGAAACTGTTGTCTGCAAGTGGTGCGAGAACGATATCGGTTTCATCCAGTACTTTAGCATATGTATTAGCTTTTTGTGTCCAACGTCTACCGAAATTGCCTTCAGATTCGTATTCCACGTTTCTCTCAAAGTTCATTAGCCATTGCAGATAATCTGGATTGTCAATCAATCTATGATTATCTGTTAGAATTTTTTCATAAATAAGATACACACTTTCTTCCGATTTAATATCTCTTTGTTGGCTACTAAAGATTTTACCCCTGTATTTGTCTTTCAGTTCCTGTGAAATCTTAGGTATTTGGTCAACATCACCTCTGGACTTGTTAATAGCTTTTACTACATCATGTGTCCATAGACCCTTTCTTTGAAGTTCTGCGCTGAATTCCTGATTAAATGTAATGTCTGTGGTACTACCTTCCGTATCCCAACCAGCAATCGTTACCTTGAACTTACCGTGAGTGTCAGAACTACTATTCAATACGTTTATCACACCTTCAAGTTGCTGAACATCGCCCATGTGAGAACTACCTGCCATATATGTAATACGTATTAACCCATCTGGGTCTGGTTTCCAGTTATTCTGAAATTGTTTCATCCATGTTGGGTCGATACTGTTATAGAATACTCCAACATTATCTTTACCAGTTATCTTACGAATTTCTTCTGCAAATAAATCTGTTGTTGTTGTGACGTAATCTGCAATTTTTAGGTTTTCGACAATCGGAATATGTAGCTTCTTCTCCAGACTCATTTGATAGAACGGGTGTTGTTTATGGAGCACCCAATAGTCATCAATATCTACTATCAATATTGTTCCAGACTTTCTTAATTCTTCTGCCAATTTCAACATCTGACTGGTTTCACCCAAGAATTGACGGTGATAGTGGATAATATGAAATGTCTTGAGATAATCAATTATATCGGGGTCATTAAAATCCAATGTTGGATTTATTTCCACGTGAAATTCATCACTGTGATTTCTTTGTAATTCTTGTGCTGGTGTTAATGTTCTGAAGTAGTTCACTCCTGCTCCATCAAGGTTATAGAATAAAATTCTGATTTTACCGTCCATATTCTGCTTATAAAATATTATAAAATAATGTAATTTATTATAAATACGTAAAAATAACCCAAAATTGTTAAAGATGAAAGCCTTTTAAAAAAAAATGCCAACAAATTGTTGGCATGTATAGCTATTTACCTGAAACTAAGATTCTTATTCTTCGGTTTCTTTTTTGGTTGTTCTGGATTTTTTCGCAGTTACGGTCTTTTCAGAGTCTACAACTGTCTGTTTTTCAACAACTGGCTTCCTTGTTACTTTTGGTTTAGATGGGGTGCTCTTTTTTGAGATTGGTTTTCCTCTAAGAACTTCCATCTCTGCTTCGCTTACCTCAGAAACAGTAATTAAGTTTTTTACTCTTAATCTACGTACCGATAATGGTAATGAAGCTATGGTTAAATAAACGCTTTCGTTTGGTTTAACAGTAAGAATTTTCTTTGTCATGCAATCCACGTATTCTATATCCAATGGAGAATTGGCTTTG